GCTTGAGATTGGTGGCCAGCGCATTGACAAGCACTACGGTGTGTGGCTCCACATTTGGAATGAGCTTGTGCAGGAGGCCGGCAAGCAGGCTGGATATGCCAAGATGGTTGGTAACGTCCCAGTACTAACTAACTTACTTGTACAGGGTGGTGAGTCTTGCGACAATGACTGCGCTGGTGGTGAGCCCAACACCAGCAACGAGGTTGTCAACTGCTCCCCTGACTACACTCTATACATTCCTCTCCAGTTCTGGTTTTGCCGCAACCCTGGCCTTGCGCTCCCATTAATCGCCCTTCAATACCACGAGGTCCGCATTAATCTCGAGTTTAATGACATTCGCAACTTATGCTGGGACATAACACCCCAGCTCAGCGACTTACACACTGTCCGCAACCGTGTCGCCAACTCAAATCTCCAGGCCGCCTCCCTTTATGTAGACTACATCTACCTTGACACTGATGAGCGCCGCAAGTTTGCCCAGGTCTCCCACGAGTACCTCATTGAGACTCTCCAGTTCACCGGTGCGGAGTCTATTACCTCCAGCAGCAACAAGCTCAAGCTCAACTTTAACCACCCTTGCAAGGAGCTCATCTGGGTTGTCCAGCGCGACTCTTTTGTATCTTGCGATGACTCTGTTGTAAATGGCTGGAAGGGTGCCCAGCCTTTCAACTTCTCTGACTGGTGGGACAGATCCGTGCTCGAGTCTGGCTACTCTGTTACCCGCGTTGAGGGCATGGCTGGCAAGAATCCCGTTGTAACTGCTCTCCTTCAGCTCAACGGCCACGATCGTTTCCAGGTACGCGAGGGTCGCTATTTCAACGAGGTCCAGCCTTACCAGCACCACACCAACATCCCTGCGACTGGTATCAATGTGTACTCCTTTGCGCTCCAGCCTGAGACACACCAGCCTACTGGCACGTGCAATTTATCCCGTATTGATAACACCACACTCCTCCTCACGGTGTCTAACAATGCGGTCGGTACCACCACAAGCTCACAGGTGTATGTGTTTGCGACCAACTACAATGTCCTCCGCGTAATGAGCGGAATGGGTGGTTTAGCGTACAGCAATTAAGGAAGTGGATACATACTTATTTATCATATTTGTATAATATTTTAAAAATAATTAAAAGAAAAATAGTTAAAAATAAATAAAATTGGATTTATAAATCCAAGTATTATTTATAAAAAATTGATTAATATATAAAATATATTATATAAATAATAATGACAAATGAAAATGGTTGTATATTTTGATTACTAATACTATTAAATAATAAAAAATATGTTGGACAACATAATAGAGATACATTTGATTCACAATGGAGGGCACATAAACAACGTGCCAAAGATATAAAATATAAAGAACCTCTTTATGGAGCAATGAGAAAATATGGAATTGAAAATTTTATTATAGAGATATTATGTGTTATCCCAAATATAAAAATTGTTCTTAATAAATATGAAGAATATTTTGGCGATTTAATAGACCCTTATATTTGGAATAGAAATGGATATAATGCTGTAAAATGTGGGGGCGGCGGAAGTTGTTATGAAATAACAGATGAGCATAGAAAGAACTTAAGTAATAGCCATAAAGGAAAAGTTCGTTCAAAAGAATCTTTAGAAAAATCATCAGAATCTTTAAAAGAATCTCATAAAGATAAAGAATTATGGGAACCTGTATATAAATCAATTTCAAACACTTTAAAAGGAAGATCTAATGCTGAATGGGGTTCTCATACATTTGAGGCAAATGCAAAAATATCTGCTAGTTTAAAAGATAAACCAAAATCACAAGAACATAATGAAAATGTTATGTCAAGCGCTTATCATACTAAACCTGGAGAATCTGGTGAAAGATATATTTTAAAAAATGAATATGGATTTTATTTAAGAATTAATAATAAAAAATATGGTAAAATTGGAAAACAATTTAAAACAATTGAAGGAGCAATAAGTGCTCGTAATACTTTTACAAAACAGTAAAATCAGATTGTTTAGAAGAATTTAAAAAGAAAACTCTTGAAAGTACAAAACGGTCTACAAAAGAATTATTTGAAAAAGTAAAAATTTCAAAACTTGAAGATGTTGAAAATGATTTGAAGAAATTCGTAGCAATTATTCATTATTTACGATTAAAAAAACAACCAAATATAGAATGAAAAAACTTTACTATCTACGGAAACCAAGTTCATTATCTCCAATTAAAAAATTAATTAAAGATTCTAACGAGAATTATGATGATATTGTTGTAATTTTTGATTATGATCAAACATTAACACAAAAAGATGGCGTAAAAGGAAGTGCACGTGGAGGTGAAAAAAGTATTCGTTTTTTAAATTGGTTAAATGATAATAATATTAAATGGTATGTAAATACGGCAAGAGGTTCTGGTAGTGTAGCAGCAATTGCTACTAGTATGAAAAACTTTAAAATACCATTTAGTCCAATACTGATTGATCCAACTCAAACAGAGTGTTTATCTCCAAAACCTGGTCTAGGTTTTATTGGAATACAAACAAAACATGATGGTGTTGAAATTGGATTGTGTAATAATATTATTTCAGCAGGATATGATAAAGATATATCAACTGATTATATATTGTCAAAATTAAAAAATAAACCAAAACTTTTAATATTTGTAGATGATAATTCAACAAATATTTTAAATTTATATAGATATTTTCATAATAAACCAAGTATAGATTTTTACGGAGTAATTTATGAACCATATAAAGATGCTGAAGAAGATCATGAAGCAACAATGGCAATATTTCATGAAGAAGTAGAATCAATGGAAACAAAAAGAGGGGACCATTTTCCTGAAATTGAACATATTAACGAAGAAAATAATAATTCATCTGGTGGTAGAAGAAAAAAAACACACAAATCAAAGTCGCGTAGCCGTATAGGTAATAAGAAAAAGATATCTCGTAAAAATTAAAAACTTTATTTAATTGAATGATACTCATTTATAAATCCATTTTTTAATGGTATATAATTAGTAAATCCAGATACTTTCTTATTTTGTAATTTTATCTCATTTGCTACGGATATCAGAGATTTATAATTATTAAAATTGTTTAAATCTCTAAAGCCATCCATATCTGGAGCTGGGTTATCAGCTAACCAGTCAACAACTTTTGCAGTAAATTGACTTGAACTATACAATGGAGTATTCATTATTGTATTATATAACATCTCAACATAACTATCATACCATGTAACCCTAGTACGTGGCATTGAAGTATTAGAAACAAAGAAGATCATGCAAAGTATTAAATGTTCTTTTATAATGTCTGAGTTAAGATAAGAAGTATATAGTATATGAACTTGTTCATTAGTAATATTTGCCCCATTTTTATTAAAAAAATTGTGTGCGTTAGAAATATAATACTTAAATGGCCTAGTTCGATCAGTTAAAACATCATTTAATACTGTATTATAATAATCACGGTATGTATTATAATCCATCAATAATGTTTGAGCAATTTCTCTCTTACTAAAAACTGGATCAATATTTAGAAAATCTGTAGGTAAATCACATTTATTACCGGAGCAATCTGTAGGAAGATTTAATCCCGTGTTTTTATGTCTCGATGATCCACAGCCCATATATATTAATATAGATAATAAATTAATATCTTTTTGTATTCTTTTTACGGCTTACCCTCTTATTGCGACGTGTCTTTTTTCTTCCGCCTGCATTCTGGTAAGGACCTTCTATAGTAGGGGGGCGCGGATCTATTATTACACGGCCCTCTGTTACAGGCGTTTCTCCAGGCGTTTTTGGCATTGTAAATTCCTTAGCAAGTAATGGCCCCCCTGTTTGAAACTTAAATCCAGAATATAACATATCTCTTATTTGATCTAATGACGCCATTACATCTAATTTAAATTCATTATCACTAATAGGTGTACCACGCCTTTCTATACTCGGAGCAAATTGAAGAGTTGGCCCGGGTGTGGGTCGTAGGTCAGCGGTTGATACTCCAGGGCGACCAGACATTCTACAATATACTGATAAATAAAATGGTTTAAAGAAATACCTTCTGTCAGCCTATTTGGATGGTCCTTTTCTGCAAAATTGAATCAGCTATAATTATTTTTATTATTAGTAAAATGAATATGTTTCGTTCGTTACTTATTGGATTAAGTATTTTATTGACTAATAGTACATATACGGATACTCCTAGTAGTTCCTATACATCTACATCAAGTAGTTCTCAAAGTGGTTCAGCAAGTCCTTCTAACTCTAGACTAGTAAAGCTTTCACAGACTTCAATTAATGCATCTATGAGTTGGTCATCAATGCCATCTTACTCTTATCCTTATTATAGATCAACACGATCTAAAACATATTCTAGTAGCAGATCACATTCTCGTAGCACATCACGCTCTTGTACAAGATCACGCACAAGAACTATGTCTAAAACAAAGGTATCACGCAGTAATAGTATTACAAAATCAAAGTCTCGTAGCCGTTCACGTAAGGGTCGTAAAGTTTTGTAAAAATTGATTATATTTATAAAATATTTTTGTAATACAAAAATGTTTGATAAACAACTATTAATCCTTCCTATTATATATAAACTTTATGAACAATATTCATCTATGATTTATACATGTATTATAAGAATTATATCTTTTGGTTATCTTATTCCAAAGAGGTTATCAAAAGAAGAAATAAAATCTTTACAAATAACATTCCAACTTGGAACAAATGATTGCATGTTTGATGGACCTATATTTGGTAAATGGTTTGTTGGATGGATTGATGATGATAGATCAAGAAATATTATTTGGTTTGTCGGAACTCCTCCAAATATCGATATTTATAAAAATACAGATATATTTTCAAGTAGTGAACATATAACTAAACATAAGTATATATTAAAACGTTTTATTATTGGAACACCTCCATCAATTAGTAAAACTGGCAACTACGATGATAAAGCATATTGTATACCTGTCCCTGCTTCTAAAAAATGCAGCCCTTATATTTGGCAAAATGATATTATTAAAGAAGTAAGCGAAACAAATAATTCACGAATTGTATTATTAACAGGTCCTCCAGGATGCGGTAAATCAAGTATTGCAGAAATTATTGGATCTAAATATCTTGATAATACTCATGTAAATGTTTATGAGTTCAATCCATTTGGTTCTGATACTTCAAATACGCATTTCAAGATTATGAAAGAAAATATAGATGATAAAGTCAAAGTGATTGTATTTATACTAGATGAAATTGATTGTATGCTTGATAAATTATATTCAATAAATCAAACACCACAACAAAATATTACTGGATCTCATTTTACAATTGGTGGAGGAAAGTGTGAGTGGAATAGACTAATGGACGATTTTGCAAGACCAATTGAAAATCTTCAAATTATTACTATTCTTACAAGTAATAGGAAAAAAGAAGATATAACAAAAAATATATTGAATGGAGATGATTCGTTGTTGAGAAATTATAGAATTCATATATCAAAAGATTTATTCTAAAGATTTAGCGGAATTATAGTATTTGATTTTCTTTTTTTAATTTTTCGTATACAACATTTGTCATATCATTTAGATTTTTTCTATTATTTGGAGAAAAAAAAAGTTTATTTTTTAATTTTAGTAGATTTAATTCTGCTTTACGCCGCGCTTTTACACGCCGTGTAGATTTTACAAAAGGACTATTTATTCTAACTTTCTTACGCGTTTTAGCTTTATTCTTTTGCTGCTGCTCCTGCTGCTTCTGCGTTTCTCTTTGTTTTATTTGTTCTCTTAGTTCTCTTAGTTCTGTTTGTTCTCGTTCAAGTACATTCACATTTTTAGCACCAAAATTATATAAATTAGTTGGAGAATTAGCCATTAATCTAATATGTATTTATAAATAAAAGTTTAATTATCTGCATGCTTTATGTTAAGTGGTTCAAATGTTTGTTTTCTAGGTGAATCTTGCATTGAGTTAGAATAACGAAATCCACCAGAAAGATCCCTTATGTTATTATCTGAATGAGTTTGTTGGTGTTCTCCTAAATATACAATATTGCGCATTGATATAGGTCTTGATTGTTTTTTATTTTTTTTATGGATTACATAATATGAAGCAATAACAATAATTGTCAAAATAATACCAAGACTCACTCCTAAACTAATCATTCCAAAATTATTACCTTGCTCTTCTGTATTTACTGGTGGAGCTGGGCTAATATATGGCATTGCATTAATATTGGCTGTTGGTGTTTGTGTTTGTCTACCTGTACCTGTACCTGTACTTGTAGAAAATATAGAGGGTTCTGAAGTTTGTGTCAATGAACTACCAGATGAAAATGAAGGATTTGCGGTGTAAGAAGAACTATCCGTAGCTGATGTACTTGGTGTATCAGTTTCTAATGGTGTGACTGTAGCACTTGCACTCGATGTTGGAGTTTGTGGTGGTGATGCCGGCATTGATTTTGTATTACTTGGTGTATATGTCTCCATAGATGTAATACTATTTGAAGATGATTCTGTATTTGTTTTTGATGAAGAATCTGAAAAGGTCTGAGAAGCGGATATTGAGGAAGATATACTAGGATTAACTGATATTGAAGAAGTGTCAGTTTGACTAGGTTGTAGTCCAATTGAGATTGTTGCACTTGGCGTTTGTGTATTTGAATTCGACCGTGATGGTGTTCTTGAGGAACGAGGTGTAGCTGAAAGAGATATTATTGATGAAGGTGTTAGTATTGCTGATGAAACAATGCTACGTGTTGGTACGCTTGGTGGCATATCACCATTATACCACCAGCGAATACCAGATGATGCAGAAGTTGAAGATGCATAATTACCTACTACTACCCATACATAACGAGTAGAAACATTAAGACGTACTTGACTTGCCATGCTATCACTTGGGCAAATACTACTTCCAGCATCATCATTTGCTGATAAACAACGAAAATTAGCAGTAGTGCTTGGACAACCAGTACCTACATATAAAACAGTATCACCAATTGCAGTAAGACATGTATCAACTGTTAATAGCCCTGTTAAAAGAGTATTTGCTCCCAAATCAATCATAAACGCAAGTTTCGCTCCAGAAGAAGTTCCAGAACCAGAAGCACATGTTGGTGATATACCACCTAATATAGATGTACTGCCTGCTGAAGAAATAATATACGATTGTGTTACACCCGAAGTTCCTGCGTGAGCTGTATAAGGAATACTACATACTGAGGAAGGTGTTAATGAAGAAGACATTGTAGGATTTGTATTCATTTCATTTAAGCGTAAAGAAATAACATAATTTACAGATGTGCGTGTTGCTACAATGACGCTCTTAAACATAACAGAGCCAGACCCTGATTGAGGAGAATACCATGTAAATTGAGCACTATATTTATCATTAGCGCTTGTATGAGTTAAACCATTTGCGCATTGTGTCATATGCCGGACACCATTATCTATAAAACTTGTTGTAAGATTTCCTGCACCATATGATGCTGCAGAAATCGCAGCAAAATTTCCGTTAATATTACCACGCCCGACATTAAATACAAATCCACGAAATGATGCTAAACTATTTGTAGAACTAAGAATTACACTGTATTGTGTATTTGGCATATAAAAATTTAGATTAGCTAAATTATTATTAAGTACAACAATACCATATGGAACCGCTGCTACAGTTCCACCTGTTGAAATACAAGTATTTGGATTACATCCTCTTGCCCAAGTCCCATGCCCTGGTACCGATTCACATGTATCAATTCCATTTGGAAGACCATATACTCTTGAAAAGGCAATGCCTAAAAGTGTAAATAGCGAGACTAATCCCATATTATATTATATATAGTGGTTTTTGTTTAGACAGTTAAATCAAATATTTTTTTCTAGTATAATTAAAGAATGATTTTAGCAAGTGGTACAATTTCTTTAGTTATTCAGTTTATTGTTGGTGTTATTGATTATTGGGCAATAAATATAGATATAAATGCAAAAGACGAATTTTTAAAAGATTTAATAAAAGTTGAACTTTTTGTTCAGTGCATTGAATTTATATTTTATGTTTGGTTAATTTTCTTCTCTAGTAAAGTATCTCAAAATATCACCCCATATCGTTATTTAGACTGGTCAATTTCAACACCTTTGATGTTGATTACATTGGCTGGATATTTACAACATAATGGAGATAAATCAACTAGATTAGGTGATTTTTTATCAAATAACACAGGTTCAATAATAAAAATAGTCTTTTTAAATGCACTAATGTTATTAGCAGGCCTTTGCGGTGAATTTGGCTTCTTATCAATCTATTTATCTACTGCATTAGGTTTTATTCCATTCATTTTAAATTTCAAGCATATTAAAGATACATTTTTGCCATCGCCTGAAGATAAATTTAAGAATGCTGTATTTTATTGGTTTTTATTTTTCTGGTCTCTATATGGAGTATTTGCGCTTATGAATTATACAATTAAAAATACTGGATACAACATATTAGATATTTTTTCTAAAAATTTCTTTGGACTCTTTTTGGCATATGTCATATGGTCAAAATCAAAAATAGAAGAAAATAAAAATATCTTATAAATAAGTATTTAACCAATTTCTTTCTTCATTTGATAAATGAACTCTGTTTTTATTAAAATCTTTTAAACTTTCTAAATATTGAACATACATTTGCATTCTATCTCTTATTTGTGTAGATGTAAGTTCTTTACCGAAATATGCATTTCTAATAATATTTTTTTCTTCATTTGTCAAAGTACTAAAATCATTGTATACATGTCCCTTTTTATGGGATTTACGAAGAGCAATATTTATATTATTCATGGGGATGTTATGAAATGTTTTTAAATTATTACGAAATGAGACACCTTTTTTAGCCCTAGCTTTTTTATGTGTCATTTTATACTTGCTAGCATGATTTACATTTGATTCATTATTGCTAAATCTTTCCATATTACTTAGTATATAGATATTTTTTGATATTATTTTACAATATCAAAAAATATCCCTGGTGGGGATCGAACCCACGGTCTTCCGCTTAGAAGGCGGACGCGATATCCACTTCGCTACAAGGACCCTAATATATTAATTAAAGTATCTTTTAAGTATTATTTCTTCATTAATTTCATAGTGTGGTTGTAGGCTGCCTTGGCCGTATTATAATATGATGGGGTTTTAGTTAAAAACTGTTTTCTATATTTAGAAACATTTTCCGCAGAAAGTTTTTGTGCATTATTATAATTCTTCATTTGTTTGTCTAATTCATTTTCTTCTCTTTTTTCATTATTACTCATCATTTCACGTGTTTTATTATAGATATTTTTATAATTATTTCTAGTTAATGACTTACGAGATGTTTCTCCATAATATTTTCTATTTTTATTGGGAGAATTATTTTCATTAGAATTTTCTATACTATTAAGATATTTTACATTATTATTATTATTACTAAATCTAATACCTTTCTTTAAAGACAGTAAATTTCTAGTAGCTCTAAGATTTCTTTTTAATACATGGCGCTTAGTATTATTACCTTTTAACATATATAATGGGTTTTTAACACTATAGTTATTTCTACGCAAGTTAGTATCTTCTTTTGGAGGCATTCTACATTATACTGGTTTTTAATAAATAAGATTATTAAAACCCACCATACAGCCACCACCGGTGGGACTTGAACCCACAACATTCGGCTTAAAAGGCCGACACTCTAACCAAATTGAGTTACGACGGTAAATAGTACTTTTGATAGAAGTACCAAACTAATTTTCCGATGCCGGGATTCGAACCCGGATTGAATGAGTGAAAATCATTTATCCTAGCCTTTAGACTACACCGGAGGTGCGTCCAACGGGAATCGAACCCGTGTTACAACCTTGGAAGAGTTGCATTCTACCACTGAACTATGGACGCATAAATATTATAGGTCCCTCCCAGAATCGAACTGGGCTTATTTGGTTCAAAGCCAAATGTACTAACCGATATACTAAGGGGCCAACAAGCGGACCACCACCGCCTAAATACCAATAGTGGTAGCCTTTTAAGTAATTATTTAAAAATAATTGAAATTAATATCATACCCGTATTGGTGAAAATTCTACTCTATTATGTTTTCTTGTTTTTCTTCTGTTTGTGCTTCTATTGTTATTATTATTAAAATTATAAAGATGATTATAATATGCTGGCCCCAATATTAAACCTTCTTGTGTACTATTACTATTTCTTCTATTATTATTATTTTTATTATCATTAAATAATTTAATAATATCTTCATCTTCGACATGTAAAATTTCTAAAATTGGAACAGTGCTATTTCCAACTTTAATACTTTTATGTGCATTATTTTCTAAAAGTTCTTTTATAACGTCTATAAACTTTTTGAATCCAGACCTCATTTTTCCAGATGAATTTCTTTTATCTCCTTCAGTAAAACTTATAGTTCTTCCTACTGTATGTACAAGTGGTGTAAAATTACTATCATCAGTTGCGTTTACATATGCACCTTCCTTTATTAAAAATTTTACAATATCTAAGTGAGCATTTTCTGCTGCAACTGTTAATAATGAAGCGCTTCTAGATGATTCTTTTATATTAACAGGAACTCCTCCTTGTACCATCCTCTTAACCGTATCAAGATCGCCGTCTTCTACACAAGCAAATAATCTTCTACGATCTGCAGCACTGTCATCGCCACCAGTGTGTAGAGTTCGTCGTGTTTTGGCCATTCTAATTATATTGTTATTTTATTAAGTAATGCAATCAAGCCAATTAACCGCATTAGTAAATGCAAAACTTATACTAGAAGAATGTGGATGCTTTAGAGGTCTACCGGGGGCAGCAGGACCAGCAGGTGCTACAGGATCAGCAGGTTATTCATTACTCTTTTACTCGGATGGTGTAAATACAAATCCTCTTGTTGCAAATACAGATCCATCCATATATGGTCTTTTTATTGGCACTGATGGATCAATATGGAGATCAACACCTGCAACAATAATTGATACATCCTTTACGGCAACAGTCAACGCACCAGTCTTATGCATAGCAGTACAGAGTTCAGGTGAAGTACTTGCCGGAGGAAATTTTACAGGATGTATTGCACGTTTTACAAGTAGTGGTGCAGTTGATACAACTTTTAGTATTGGCTCAGGGTTTAATGCAAATGTAAATACAATTGCATTACAAAGTAATGGTAAAATTCTTGTTGGTGGAGATTTTACTAGCTATAATGGAACACCTGTCAATTATATTGCCCAACTAAATACTGATGGAACACTTGATACATCATTTAACATTGGAACTGGATTTGATAATCCTATATACACTGTTGTAATACAATCAAATGGTAAGATTCTTATTGGTGGGTCTTTTACATATTATAATGGATATATATCGCCAAATTTAGTTAGATTAACTGCCGGCGGATTTTATGATCCAACGTTTGATGTTGGATTTGGATTTAATGCAACTGTATACACAATTGCTTTAGATAATGCTGAAAATATATACGTAGGTGGAGCATTTACAGAGTACAATACAAATCTCTTTGTAGAACACATAATACGTCTATCTCCCGATGGAACAGAGGATACTACATTTATTACATCTACTGGATTTAATAATACGGTGTCTTTTATAAAATGTTTAGATTCATCAAATATTGTTGTAGTAGGAACTTTTACACAATATATATCTACTGCTGCATCAAGAGTTATACAACTATCATCAAATGGATCAATTGTGTCGACATATAGTAATGGATTAAATGGGCCAGCAAATACTGTTGGTGTAGAACTTAGTGGAAATATACTAGTGGGTGGAACATTTACAAATTATAATAATGTTTCAACGCATAATATTGCTCGACTAAACCAATCAAACCAATCAAACCAATCAAACCAATCAAACGACCCTTATCCAATAATATATGGATTTAATAATACTGTAGCTACTATATATATTGAAAATTATACCCAATTTCTAGTTGGTGGATCATTTACACAATATAATAATTCTACAGCAAACTATATTACACGGCTAAAAGAAACATCTTATAGTTGGTATAATACTGGAACAAATTTAACAACTTCAAATACACTTGCACTTAACTCTACGATTATTGGTTTAGGAACTTTTGGCTATATTAGTACAGCAACTGGAGGAGGTGGGTTAAGCCAAGAATCATTAACTTCTTCATTAACTGGTTTAGGAACTTTTGGCTATATTAGTAGTTCTCAACTCTTTTCAACGGTACAAAGTATTGGAACGGGTAGTCAACCATCTCTTAACTCAACACTAACAGGTTTAGGAACATTTGGATACATAAGTTCAGCAACTCTACAATCTACTATTAGTGGATTAGGAGAAACTATAATACCATCAACGTTAACAGGTTTAGGAACTTTTGGCTACATTAGTAGTTCACAGCTACTATCAACAGTTGCATCTTCAAAAATAATGAATATTCAAACATTTGTATTCTAAAATTAGATGGAATTAGAATATTTTACATATTTCCAGTATTTTTATGATATTTTAGAAAGACTATTTTCTACAATACTTACGACAATCAATAAATTATAAATAGTATATATAGTATGAATGCAAGTCAATTGACGCTTATTAAAGAAGCTAAAAAATTACTTATTGATTGTTCATGTTTTCAAGGACCAATTGGACTAACTGGGCCAATAGGAGCAACTGGCGCAACTGGTGCAACAGGTACTATTTCCAGTTTTACAATCGAGGGTGCTTCTACCAATGCACTTATGTATTACACTGGAACTGGATTTGGTGCAATGCCTTCTCTCTTCTACTATTCATCAATAAATGTTTTAGAAGCACACTTAAAAATTATACCATCTTCAGATATTATTCATGATTTAGGTTCTTCTAATATTAGATGGGCAAATGTATATAGTTCTAAAATAACTGCTTCTGTATATTCAGGTATTGAAAACTATAACTATATTTCTACATCTGGTTTAACATCAACAGTAACAGGTTTAGGAAATATTTATATATCTACAAGTGCTTTAACATCAACCGTTGTAGGATTAGGAACCTTTGGTTATGTATCATCACAACAACTACTATCAACAGTTGCAACTGCTTCTATTGCTTTACAATCAACAACGACAGGTTTAGGAAATATATATTTATCTAGTATCGCATCAAATCCAGTAAATTCTATGGGAAATGTATTACGTGTTGATAGTGTCTATGGAAATGATACATTGGCACCAGCAAATTTATATTCTTACCCATTTAAAACAATTAATGGAGCAATATCTAATGTGTCTTCTAGTCAAACTATCCATCTGCTACCAGGAACCTACAATGAAACAATTGTAATACCAAGAGGTATAGCAATTCGTGGAGAAAATACTCAAACAGTAACAATACAAAGTGCAAATTCAACATCCAATACTACACTTATTACAATGGGAGCAAATTGTCGTTTAGAAGATGTAACAATGAATATATATTCATCAAATGTAGTAGATTTAATTGGTATTAATTATCCAAGTGGAACTTCAATAACATCCAAGTTAAGAACAACTGTGTTAAATGTATCTTCTACAAATGCTGGTTTACAGTCTACGCTAGGTATCTACAGTGGAGGCACAAGTGCTTTATCTTATACAACGAGTCATGCAATAAGAGGAACAACTATCAATGTTGCTTCGCAAGGTAATGGTTTAACTCGTGCCTTATATATAACAGACTCCAATCGTTTTGGAGCACGTGATACAAACTTTGCTGCACTAGGAACAAGTTCTATTGGTGTAGAAACAACAAACGTTTCTTCTTTTGCTGAACTAAAACAGTGTAGTGTAAATGGTGGAGCATTGGATATAAATAGAACTGCTGGAACAATACAGTTATCTTCAACAGATTTAATTAATGCGTCAGCAAACGGAAACTCGTTTTCAGTTAATACAGAGCCATCACCTATTTTCTTTGGTGTTACTGGAAATATTAGTGATGGGACAAAAAATCTAATGCCAGGCACACTATTACATAATGATTTAACAGGGACATTTGGCCTCCCGTTCCCACAGCGTCTTATTGTATTCCAAGGGCTTTTTACATCACGTGTTGCTTTAACAGGGGGGCAAACAGCAGTATATCATTTACATAAAAATTCTACAAGTGTTACACCATTTATGACAGCAACGCTAAATTCAGCAAATCAAACAGTAAGAGTTCAAGATAAATCAGAATCATTTAATGCCGTAAATGATAGATTAATTGTAGAATTAACAACATCAGGTAATATTGGAAACGCTACAGATTTATTCTGTGCTCTTGCTTTGTATTAATAAGATCTAATCAAGATTTAAATATATCTCTAAAATAATAACTTACGACCAACATAAAATATTAGTATTCCAAGACCACCAAGAATCATTGCATATGATAAATATAAGTTTAATGACGATTTTTTTCTTATTGTTTTCATTGATGCATTTGTTAAAACTAAACCAGTCGGAGGGGTAACAGTAACTTGAAATCCTTCAGGATAAAGAGATTCAAAAATTCCTTCATCATTCATTATAACAAATCCTCCATAAATTAAGGCTACTCCTAGAAATCCAGCCATAAATATCATTGATACATCACTAATTGGATATCTTTTATTAGAGTTCCAGCTTCTTGAAAATGAATTAAAATAATCACCCATCTATTATTGTGTAAACATTTTCATGAATGCAAGAAAGACTATTATAATCCATCCAAAGAATTGAACTTGTGCAACATAATAATTTGTATCTGTATTTTTACCAATATCTTTTAATAATTTTTCACTCTCAAAAATAATCAATGAAGACCATATTGAAAGAGCTCCAAGCGCACATATCAGTACAAGTTGTAATACGTGATCACGTTTTACTTCTTTCATTCCAATACTTCTTAAATAACTAGGATAATCAGACATTCTATTTGTAGAAATATAAAAAAAGGTATGCCGAAGTATTCCATAAAATTGAATAGTGTAAATATATATAGGATTTTATAGAATGGCTTATTTAATACTAGATAATCCGGATAAACCATGCAGTTTACCTTCAGATCTTGCAGTAGATTATACATTTCCCCTAGATCCTTTTCAAAAACATGCAATTAAAGCAATATACAATGAAGAAAATGTATTAGTCACTGCAAAAACAGGATCTGGTAAAACTCTTGTTGGTGAGTACCAAATTGCACATAGTCTTAAAAAAGGTAAGCGAGTATTTTATACAACACCAATTAAAAGTCTTTCCAATCAAAAGTTTTACGATTTAAAACATCTTTATAAAAATAATACTGTTGGAATTATGACAGGAGATATTAAATTTTTACCAAATGCAGATATTGTTATTATGACAACGGAGATTCTTCGCAACTTGCTTTATAAAAAGGGATCTGCAACAGAGAATCTTGGACTAACCTCAAACTTGTCGCTAGAAAATCTTGATTCTGTTATATTTGATGAAGTTCACTATATTAATAATAAGGAGCGAGGAACTATATGGGAAGAAACATTAATTCTTTTACCAAAAGAAATTAATCTAGTGTTATTATCAGCAACAATTGATTCTGCAGATCTATTTGCTTCATGGTTAGGAGATCTAAAACAGAAACCAATTCATCTAATCTCTACAAATTATCGCATTGTTCCACTAGAACATTACGTTATTAAAAAAGATATGTATGAAACTATTATGGATTCAAAGGAAGTATTTTATCCTGATGCGTATAATAGATATATATTTTGGAAAGAAGATCAGTTTAAGCAACAGCGTCAACATCAAAAGCTGGTAGCAAACAGACGTCTTGGTGGATACGACGACCCTGTTGTATCAAAATCAGAAACCCCATCAAACTATATACATATGTTAAATACAACAATCCAAAAATTTCATGACACAGATATGCTACCAGCTTTAGCATTTGTATTTTCACGAAAGCTATGTGAAGAGTATGCCTCAAAGATTTCCACAACACTACTCACATCAAGTGAGTCATCTGCTGTTCAACATATTATTGACTTTCACTTACACCGCTATAAAGATACTGTTCAAATTACTCAGCAGTATCATACTATTGTATCCTTACTTATCAAGGGGATTGCATTTCATCATTCAGGACTACTACCATTGCTAAAAGAAATTGTAGAGATATTATTTTCAAAAGGACTTATTAAAGTACTCTTTGCAACAGAAACATTTGCAGTAGGTCTAAATATGCCAACAAAGACTGTAATCTTTACATCATATAAAAAATACAGTGAAGATTCTGAAAGACCACGTATGTTAACTACAGATGAGTATATTCAAATGGCTGGACGTGCTGGACGACGTGGAAAGGATACAAAGGGATATGTATTCTATTGCCCTGACAGAGCTCCTGAAACTCTAGAAGATATCAAAAAGATGTACACTGGATCAAAGACACGTCTGACATCTCGTATTCAATTTGGCTACGACTTTCTGTTAAAAACAATCCAGTCAAATAGTCTAGACTGGATTGATCTTATTGGAAAATCATATTACAATGCACAAATTAAAAAACAGCTTAGTTCTCTAAAAGAAGAACATACATATCTAGTAGCTCAGCTACCAGAACTAACATCAGAACATATATCAGAATGTGCACAAGAAGATAGATGGAAACTTCAACTTAAGAATAGTGTAAACGCAACAAAACGAAAGGTTCAAGCAGACTATGAACGCTGGAAAAACTCTCACCCTCCTAAAATATGGGATCCAATCCGTTGCAACTATAAAAAGTATGTAGATCTACACCAGCATATTGATATTGTAGAAAGAGATATAGCAGCATGTAGTGATATATGTGCAGATGTAGAGCCATATTTTAAAATTCTAAAAGAGCTTGGCTACATGGAAGCAAATAATACTTTAACAACAAAAGGAGTCTATGCAACAGAAATTAATGAAGGAGATCAATTACTACTAACAAATATGTATAGTGCAGGTCTATTAAAAGATTTAAGTCAATCTTCTATTCTTCAGATTTTAAGTTGCTATATGAATGATGATGTAAAAGATGAGATTCAAGATAAAATACCATCAGTGGTTTCAAATGAGCTACGTAAAGTTTTAGAATATTCAATACAAGATTGTAAGCGTATTACGCAGCTTGAGCAACACTATAATATATCTTACAAACCTAGAGTACTAAATTTTGAGCATATAACTCTCTTACATGATCTGATTAATGATATTCCTATACATACAGTATGTGCAACACATGAAATCTTTGAAGGTAATCTAACACGATTTCTACTAAAACTATTAAATGTTGTGGATGAAGTTAGAAATATTGCAGCTCTTTCAAAAGATACAGACTTGCTAAAGATTTTAGAAAATATTGAAAGTTATGAGTTTTATAAATTTGCAATGCCAGACAGTTTATATTTACGAATTTAATTACCTTTAGAAAACATTTCTTTTAATTAGCTCTTTATGTTGGATAAACATAAGAAATACTTACCTCGCTACGGCGAAAATGAATTATACTGGGGGTTTGGTTTAGAAGAAGAAACATACTTACAATTTAAAAAACCTATAAATGTTGCAATAAGTGTTTTTAACACATCTCATGCACGAGAACGATATAGTGTAGATTATTATAAAAGTTATAATCCCGACTATAAAGATGCCTTAGCAAAAGATTGTGCTAAACCCTTTACTCAGATACCTTTTTATATAAATTCACATTCTTTCTTACATATGGATATACATGGTGAACATACAAAAACCTATACAAAGAATCCAATGCCAAACAAAAAGTATTCAGGAGAAACATTTTTTAAATCACTGCAGCTACATGATTCAAAAGTATTTGTAGATTTACATGAGATATCTTTTACATTTGATGGTGATACAGTAGAATTTATTACACAAAATTTTTATAAAACAAAGATAAAAAAAGTAATAAAAGAACTGTGTTATATAAAATCAATATTTTTAAAATCATTAAATAATTTTATTAAAAATCACAAGTATAATTTTATGCATGGTACACTCATATATCCTCCAATAAATGCACCTTATACAGTGTATCACAGCAATCCTAAGAATATTGCAATGTTTAATAATGGAACCTATCATATTAATATAACTCTTCCAACGCTATTAGGACCAAAAGACCTAGATGAAAATCCTACATTACTATATCCAAATAAATTTAAAGAAGATCATAAGAAATGTATACGATTATATCAATGGTTAGAACCAATACTTGTAGCGGTCTATGGAACACCTGATCCATTGTCAAAGCATTCAAAGAAATATTCAAAGGCTTCACAACGTTCTGCTGTTTCAAGATATATTAGTTTAGGAACATATGATACTGATGCTATGAAAGAAGGAAAGATTCTAACAGTACCATGCAATGAATTAGCTGTGTATGCACAAGATTTCTGGTGGTATAAGAAATATCATGCATCTAGTGGCTACATAATGTTAGACTCAGTAGGAATGGATATTAATTATAAAAAACATTATACTCATGGCATAGAACTTCGTATGTTAGACTGGTTTGATGAATGTAAGTTAAAAGAATTATCTACATTACTTGTATATGTTGCAGATGTATCGTGTATTATAGATAGTGTAAGTAATCCATCATATTCAGAAACATGGAATACGCTAGTAGTAGATGTATTACGTGAAGGTTTAGATTATATATACCCTAGTCATATTATAGCAGTGTATGAAAAAATATTTGATGTAGAGCTCCTAGGGTTTGTTGGTAATTCACATGGATTGTTTACATTATTAAAAGAAAAATTAAAAGCTAAATATGGTAAAGGAATATGTTCTAAATTAATGCTTTAAAGATAATACGCGTTTTCCATTGCAATTCCTGTTGATTTGTGTAATACGAAAGATTTATTTGTGTACCTGATTCTAAATCATTACTATACTTGATAACTTTCTGCAGCTGATTTATAAAGATTTGATTATTATTTAATACAATACCTGTTAATACGGATGTATTATAGTAGAGATCAATAAATGCAAGATCACGTGTATAACGCTTTGCACATTTCATACATCTATTTAACATTTCAATATTATATGGCACATTATATACAGAAGCAAATAATATATTTTTTAATGCACATTGATTTACAATATCTGCATAGCGACGAATAGGTGATGAAGCATGCGCATAGGCATCTAGACCTAGTGAGGCATGACTAGAGTTATCATTAGGTGCACAGTAATTTGCTGCAACATTACATAAAACCTGATATGTTTCTGAAAGAGGTGAAAAGAGCTTTACAAGCTCGAGATTCTTCCCTGCGTGAGAACGTAAGATACCTTGGTTATGAGCTTTTAGTAATGTTCCAGCTTGTGCATTATAGTATACCATAAATGCTTCAACCCAGTCATGAGAATCAGTTAGCTCTTGTTTAACTAGCAATGAAGCGTAGCGAGAAATTTTATTGCAACACTCTTTATTTTTATATATAGAATCATATGTATATGCTGCATCTACATTAACAATAGTCTGTTGCCATCTACAAGTTATCTCAGAATCATTAAAGTCAATAGCTAGTGATAGTGCAAGACGATCTTGTCCTACAACTAAACTACACAAATCTTCTGAAAAGATAGATGGTAGCATTGGTTTTACACATGTACCATTTTTATAAAGACTTGTACCAACATACTGTGCATCCAGCAATATAGGATTTGTTTCACACATAGCAGAAACATCCGCAATACTAATTGCGATGCTACCATTATCCATTAATGTAATACAATCATCTACATCTTTACAACCATCTGGATCAATATTAAAGGTGTAGCCTTTCAAACGTTGGCGACCTTCAAAGCTAGGAGCTACAGGTACAAATTTAATTGCTTTTCTGATTGGACTATAATTATAGATTAATGCTTTTTCTTCTACAGATCGTACACCACAATCTCCTAATAAATCTACAAATGTTCCTTTTGGAAAAACAGAATTATCAGGCCATGATTCAAAACGAAATGTTATTATTTTGTTTTTAATATGGTCTTTGATTTTTGACCCAATGTAAAATTGCGGGTAGCGTTCATCCATTGGTCTGCAAAGATAAATGGCGTTTCCATGAGAAGTAAAACCATATTTTGGCCCAGTTGTTTCAAGAACTCCAACAAGTAATGGGTGATTAGCCCGTCGCACCAGGCTACAAATATTATTCTCATAATTAACAATGTCAGAATGCAAACACTTGGCCACTTTCTTTGCACCTTCAATAACAGTAGTGCCAATGCGAAAAATACCATATTTTTTAGTAACTACTAGCTCCATGTGATACATATTTTTTAACAATATGTATGTCAATTTTTTATAATTTTTTGATTATAAATAGCATAATGTGTTCTACAAAGAGACTCATACTTATCTGCACCTCCAACGTGTATAATAGATGGATCTTTTACAATCCTGCTAGTAAAGAGTGCAGGTGTACCGTCACAGCAGCGCTTACACACTGCTTTTAGTTTAATTATATTATCAGCATGAGGAATAAGTTCTAGTACCTCTCCAAAAGGATTACGTTCAGCATCTCCATCAAGACCAGCAATAATAACTTCTTTTTTATAAATATTAACCGCCAATAGAACAAAGTTAAGCAGATTTGTATAAAATTGTGCCTCTTCAATAAATACAATCTTTGCTCTCAAGAACTTTGTTGTCATTAATGCATTAAGAGCATCAGATACAGATATATCTGCTTCAATACTATCTAAATTATGATTAACAATCTTTTGCCCATCTGTATAGCGTTTGTCAAGATTAGATGTAATAACATAAGTTGGTATACCATCTTCCTTTGCTTTACGAATCGAAGAAAGTAAGTATGATGTCTTGCCACTAAACATTGGGCCGATTACAAGTGTTAGAGACATACTGCTAATAAAAATAATAGTTAACTAAGTGTCAATTTTTTATATTTAATTTGTACCTGTAGAACCAAATCCACCGGATCCACGAGATGTTTCAGGCAGACTTTCTACAATCTTAATCTCCTTAATCCAACCCATATGCGGTGCAACAATCTGAAATAAACGTGTACCCTTTAGAACATTTGGATATGTATGCTCATTAAGATTCGTAATTGGTGCCATTAAAGAACCTCTATATGAAGAATCAATAACACCCACAGAATTTGCCATCATTATGCCAGATTTATAAATAGATGAACGAGGAAGTAGCCAGTAGTGAACATCGCACTCCATTGTGCAACCGTCATCAAAAGATGATACCTCTACTAAACGAGCTTTTGTCCCTAAATTAAGAAGATGCACCGCTTTTGGCGCATCATTATGGCGTTCATCAAACTCCTTACACACTTTATAATTTTCTACTGAATATAGGTCAACTCCAGCATTTTGATTACTACGATTTGTTATTTCATAACTCTTGTAATATTCTAGACCCTCCGCACTAGGACACAGTTCAAGACGATAATATGGCATTTCTATACTTAAATTATAACTAAGGTTTAAATCAATTTTACACATACCTATCAGTATGAAGCCTTCATTCAATAAAAATGATCTAGAAATGTTTAAGACATATGTAGCAAAAGCTACAAATTATTTTGAGTTTGGTTCTGGAGGATCTACAGTATATGTATCAAAGCAAAAAAATATAAAATCTATTACTAGCGTTGAAAGCTGCAGAGTGTGGCATGACAAAGTAAAAAAAATTATAACGCATTATAATATAACATATATATTTATAAATATGAATACATTACCAGATACATGGGGATATCCTGGACCGTATAGTGCTAGAGATAGTTGGATATCTTATAGCAGTTCCCTAAAAAAATCTTTTGATTTAATATTAATTGACGGTCGTTTTAGAGTTGCATGTGCTTTAAAATGTTTTAGCATTATTTGTAGTGACACAATACTTTTGTTTGATGATTTTTTAAATAGACCAGAATATCACATTGTATTAGATTATTATACTATTGTATCTAAGACAATAGATAATGTTATGGTAGCGTTGCAAAAGAAAGATTGTGTTGCACCAGTGCTAGAATTAATAGAGCACTATGAAGTTATAGCTAGCTAATAGATTTAAACATATCTGGTCTAAATAAGATAGTACAAATATACATATGTCTTCAATTGCCTTACCAGTTTCTCTAGGAGAAGCAATTGACAAGTTAACAATTCTTGATATTAAAGTTGAAAAAATAAATGATATACGAAAGGATGATTGTGTAAAAGAGTATGCTATACTATATGAATCATTAAAAAGCTATGTGCTACAGTATTCATATCATTATAAAATTTTAAAAGAAATTAATTTAAGCATTTGGAATCTACAAGAGCATATTCACAAGGATATAAATTTAACACATTCATATGGTAAAATACTTAAAGAAAATGACAGACGATTTCGTGTAAAGGCAAAGCTAAACCATATTGCTTTATCAAGTTTAAAAGAACAAAAAGGATACGCAAAAAAACGTGCTTTTATATACACACATCTTGGATTGGGAGATCATTTTTGGATGAATGGTTCAATAAGATATTTATCAACATGTTATGATACATTATATGTTGTATGCAAGGAAGCAAATGTTGGAGTAGTTAAAGAAATGTATAGTGATGATCCTTCTATATTATTGTATGTTGTAAATGATGACAGTGCATTATATCCATTTGTATCAAAGAAACATTTAATAGAAGATGAAGGTGTGTCTGTATATTCTTGCGGATATCATGCAGATAAACCTTCAATTTATGAGTTTCCTCACAGTTTCTATGATGATATGTCTTTAAAACGAAGTATAAGAACAGAGTATTTTTATGTATCAACATCTCAAGAATCAATTGATTTATATGCTTCAGTGCAGGCTTTAACGAAAACATATATATTAATACATCAACAATCATCACAAAAAACGATTGATATTTTTAGCAAATTAAAGACAGATATATTACCTGTACTAGATATAAATAAAAATAATTATCCACTAGATCATCCTTTTTATAGTGTAGCAAATCTTGTAGTAAATAAACCTATGCTAAGATATAAAACTCTTATTGAGTCTGCTAAAGAAATTCATTGTTTAGAATCTTCTTTTTATTGTTTTGCTTCTCATTTGGATTTATCGAAAGTGGAGAAAAAGATTTGTTATGATCCATATGATAATTCTGCACAACGTTTAGGAATATTTGAAACTGGATAAAAAATATAATTATCTTATTAGAATATGCCATTCTTCAAAAATTTATTTACACGAAAGAAGAAAATAGATGCGCGTAATAATACCTTTATGGTAAAAAACCCTATGAGAAGAAATAACAACAATAACAACAATAACAACAATAACAACAATAATACTCCTCCTCGTAAAGGGGTCCCTAATTACTTCAATCAATTGAACCGCACAAAAGGTTTATCTAGATATGCACGCAGCCCAAGATATTCTTATATGAATAATATTCCAAGAACTATGAAAAACTCATTAAGAACATCAGTAAAAGATATAATGGATGAGTTTAAGAAATCAGGAAGATTAGAATTAGAAAAATATATTAATGTTTTAATCTACGGCAATGAAATGGAAAGAAAAGAAGTAAAAGAGAAATTATCTTTATTAAACGGTGAATTATATAAACTCTTAAATACTGAAGAATATAAAACATGGGCCAAACAACAAAAATACACATTAATAGTCTCAATTCCTATAGCTATTGCGGTTATGGCGGCTATTGCGGCTGTTGGGGCTACAGGTCCAGGAGCAGGAGTATTAGTTATTTCAAGTATACCAATTTGGGCTGGAATTGGAATGGCAATGATGCTTCCAATTCATTACAGACAAAAAATATTAACAGAGTTTAAAGATAATTTTGTTAAACATACTGATATTACTAATGAATTAAGAATGTCATTTGATCAGGTAACTGATCTGTTACGGGGATTACAAAGAATTGACGAAATTAAAATTAATTATGAAGTAAATCCAAGCTTATTTAAAGATGAAGAACAAATGAAAGCTTTTTTGAAAAATGTAATAGATGATAATCCTAATATATTTGATGTTCGTAAAAAAGAATTGTATAGTAGAAATCTAAAAACAGGAAAAAATACAAGAAACTATAATGCTGAATTGCCTGTATATATGCCCAATAGAAATACACCAACATCCTTAACAAATCAATGGAAAGAAAAAAATCCATTTAATGAAAGAAGTAATGCATTTAATAATGTATTTAAAAATCTTCCTAAATAAATCGCTTAAACAAAAGTTCTAAGTTATAGAAGATGAAAGTAGCATTTATAACAGGTATTACAGGGCAAGATGGTTCTTATCTTGCAGAGCTCTTGCTAGAAAAGGGCTATCAAGTTCATGGTTTTTTTCGTCGTGTGTCACTCAACAATAGTTTAGGAAATATTCAACACATTTTAAATCATAAGAATCTTACGCTACATAATGGCGATATGACAGATTGTTCATCATTGCTCAATACATTAAGAAATATAGAGTATACATTTACAACTGAGACTGAACGTTTTGAAATCTATAATTTAGCTGCGCAAAGCCATGTACAACGCTCTTTTGAAATGCCAGGATATACGCTAGAGTCAGATGGCCTAGGTCCTCTCTATTTGCTAGAAGCAATGCGCCATTCAAAATACAAAGATATAACTCGTTTTTACCAAGCATCAACAAGTGAACTATATGGAAAGGTTCAAAGCTATCCTCAAACGGAGACTACTCCTTTTTATCCACGGTCTCCATATGGAGTAGCAAAGCAATACGCTTTCTGGATTGTAAAGAACTATAGAGAATCATATGACCTCTATGCAGTCAATGGTATTCTCTTTAATCATGAGTCGCCAAGACGAGGAAAGGATTTTGTTACTCGTAAGATTACAAGTAGTTTGGGAAGAATTGTAAAAGGAGACCAACAGTATATTGAATTAGGAAATCTGGACGCAAAACGGGACTGGGGGCATGCAAAGGATTATGTAGAAGGTATGTGGAGAATTCTACAAGCGGATAACCCTGATGATTTTGTATTGGCAACACATGAAGTTCACAGTGTGCGTGAATTCGTATCTATTGCTTTTAAGCAAAAGGGTTTTACACTTACATGGTCAGGTTCAGAGGAGTCTGAGGTGGGACATGATCAAAATGGTATACTACGAGTAAAGGTAAATAAAGATTTTTACAGACCTGCTGAAGTTGATATATTGTGTGGAGATGCAACAAAAGCAGAGACTCAGCTAGGTTGGAAACGTACTTATACATTTAGTAGACTTGTTTCTGAAATGGTGGAAAATGATTGTAGTTAAACATATTTTTAATAAAATTGATAAGGCGCTAGATAAAAATTCTACTTATAGAAACAGTTGTTTGTATTAGAAGGATGCCGAGTGGATTAAATCAACCTTCATCAGAAATTGAGCCAATTGTGGGTATTCAGTTTGGTATTTTCAGTCCAGATGAGATTGAGCGCCGATCTGTTGTTGAAGTAGTAAGTAAAGATACATTTGATGGAAATGAGCCAAAGATCGGGGGGCTATTTGACCCGCGTATGGGCGTACTAGATAATGGAAAGACATGCCGTTCATGTGGTCAAACAAATCATAATTGCCCGGGCCACTTTGGTCATTATAAGTTAGCACGCCCTGTATATTTTATCCAGTTTTTCCCAATGATTATGAATGTTTTAAACTGTGTATGCATTCGTTGTTCAAAACTATTAATTGATAAAAATCTACACAAGAGTATTTTGAAAAAGAAAGGTGAGGCACGTTGGCGTGCTACACTAACTGCATGTGCCAATATTAGTCGTTGTGGTCAAGAAATTGAAGATGGATGTGGTGCTCGTCAACCTGATAAGTATGAACGAGAGGCTATTGCACGTATTGTTGCAATATGGAAGAATATTGAGGGCGTTGAGGCAGATGGAACAGCTCAAAAGCAAGTGCTAGAGTGCGAGTATGTACTACGTCTATTTAGGCGCATTACAGATGAGGATGTTGATTTTATGGGTCTATCACGCTATTGGTGCCGGCCTGATTGGATGATTTGTACAATTCTACCAATTCCTCCTCCACAAGTGAGACCTTCCGTTATTCAGGACAACAATCAGCGTTCTGAAGATGATCTAACACACAAACTATTTGAGATTATTAACACAAATAATACACTTCAAGATAAGATCAATAACAATGCAGGCAAACATATTATTGATGACCAGTATGCTGTACTACAGTATCATGTAGCTACACTTGTAGATAATCAGATCCCTGGTGTAGCACCATCTGCCCAACGCTCAGGACGACCCTTAAAGTCTATTCAGCAGAGACTTGGTTCTAAGGAAGGACGTATTCGTTACAATATTCAAGGAAAGCGTGTAGAATTCTCAGGCAGATCAGTTATTACACCAGATCCCAATATTAGTATTGAAGAGATTGGTGTACCAATTAAGATTGCAATGAATCTAACAGTCCCTGAACGTGTTACACGTTTTAATCGTGCTAAGATGTACAAACTAATTCAAAATGGTGCAGATATTTATCCTGGTGCAAAGACGATTATTCGCAGTGATGGACGCATGATCTCATTAAAGCATGTTGCAACAAAAGAGATTGTACTACATCTTGGAGATACAGTAAATCGTCATCTAATGGACGGCGATCCTATCCTCTTTAATCGTCAGCCAACACTTCACAGAATGTCAATGATGGGTCATCGTGTAAAAGTGTTACCCTATAATACATTTAGGCTAAATGTATCTGTTACAGCACCATATAATGCAGATTTTGATGGTGATGAAATGAATGCACACGTTCCTCAGAGTTATGAGGCATCTATTGAACTAGGTGAGATTGCAGCTGTTCCAAAGCAGATCATTACGCCAAGACATGCAAAGCCTGTTATTGGTATTGTGCAAGATACTCTTATTGGTAGCTATCGTATTACTCAACCAAATGTACGATTTAATCGCCGTGAGTTTATGAATATGATGATGTGGAACAAGCACTTTACTGGTAGACTACCTACTCCAGTCAAGATAAATCCTGATAGATATACAGGTCAGCAGGTAGTATCACAGATCCTACCGCCCATTAATATGGAAATGGGTAATTCTCGTTATAACGAGGAAAAGATACCTGAAAACTTTGTACATATTGAAGAGGGTCAAATTCTTCAGGGGATTCTAGATAAGGATATCTTTAGCAGACCATCAAAAGGCATTATTCACACAACATTCAAAGATTATGGACCAAAAGAAACTGTTCACTTTATTGATTGTATGCAAAATACAATTGAACAGTTCTTAATCTACAATGGCTTTAGTGTAGGTATTAGTGATCTAATTGCAGATGAAAATACAAAACAGTCAATGGACGACAAGATTCGTGCTCGTAAAATGGAAGTAGAAGATATTATTATGCAACTTCACTTGGATCTCTTTACAAATAATACTGGTAAATCAAATAAGGAAGAGTTTGAAAATCGTGTATTTACCGCACTAAATAAGGCTACAGAAGAGTCTGGTAAGATTGGCCTTGGATCACTTGCTGCAGAAAATCGTCTTGTAAGCATGGTACGCGCTGGATCAAAAGGTTCAACAATTAACATTGCGCAAATGTTAGCATGTGTGGGTCAGCAGGCCCCTGAAGGTCGTCGTATTCCTCTAGGTTTTACGGATAGAACATTACCACATTATAAGAAATATGATGATGGTGCAGAAGCACGTGGCTTTGTTGAATCATCATTTATTCGTGGATTATCACCCCAAGAGTTCTTCTTTCACGCAATGTCAGGTCGTGAAGGATTGATTGATACAGCCGTTAAGACTGCAGATACTGGTTATGTACAGCGACAGCTTGTGAAAGCAATGGAGGATCTTGTTACACAAAATGACGGATCTGTACGTGATGCAAAGATGAATATTGTACAATTTCACTATGGTGAAGATCGCATTAATAGCACAATGATTGAGACACAAGTACTTGGCCTCGAAAAGCTCAGTGATGAAACTATTAAAACAGAGTATGGTCTTGTTGGTGTAAATCTACAAACATATCTACTAGATACTACAGTAAGAGATGATGATGTTGCAGAACTAAACGCATATGTAAAGGAAGTGCTAAATGATAAAGAAATGCTAATTAAGAATGTATATCGTTTTAAAGAAGATATATCAATTTATTCTCCTGTTAATATTGATCGTCTTATTAAAAATATGAAGATTAAGTTTCGTCTAAAACCTGGCAAGACTGATTTAACCCCATCTTATATACTAAAAGGAATAACTGGTGTTATTACAAAGACGCAGCAGCATCATAAGATTTGGTGTGCCCTTTTACGATGCCATCTTGCACCACATAAGTTAATTATTAAAGATGGATTTACAAAGGTTGCATTTGATACACTATGCGAGCTACTTGTTGTACGGAATTACAAAGCATGGGCACAGCCTGGTGAACAAGTTGGTATTATTGCTGCGCAGAGTATAGGTGAGCCATCAACACAAATGACATTAAATACGTTTCACTTGGCAGGTGTAGCATCAAAGTCAAATGTTACTCGTGGTGTTCCACGTCTAAAGGAGCTTCTAAAGGTTACACACAATCCTAAAGCAATTTCACTAACAATTCCATTAAAACATGAATACCGTAGCAGTATTGAAAAGGCACGTGAAGTAGCACAAGATCTTGAACTAACATTGCTACGTGATATTGTTACAAAGACTGCTATTTACTTTGATCCAACGGACGCAGCTACAATTCTTCGTGAGGATAAGGATCTAATTCAGTTTTACAGTCTCTTTGAAGCAGAAAAGGTAGAAGGTACTGAGCCTTGGAGCAAGTGGCTACTACGTTTTGAGTTTGACAGAGATACTATGTTTCAGCGCAATATTAGTACAGACGATGTTGCATTTGCATTGCTGCAGAAGTTTAGTGAAGATATTCATCTTACATATTCAGATTATAATAGCAATAAACTAATTATGCGTATTCGACTAGCGGATAGTGCAAAGGAATCAAAAGATGATATTATCAATCTTAAGAAGCTACAAAATCGTCTATTAAATTCTATTGTTATTCGTGGTCTACAGGGCATAAAATCAGTATCCTATCGCAAGGATACAAATCATTATGAGATTGTTGATGGCAAATATCAGCAGATTACACAGTATCTACTTGATACAGATGGTAGCAACTTCTTAGAGGTTATGAATCATCCATATGTAAATGGCAATGGTGTCCTTAGTTCTCATGTACACGATATTTATGAGAATCTAGGTGTTGAGGCAGCACGTGCAACATTACTTCATGAGATTACTGCATTATTTGCTGATGCTGGTGGTGTAGACTTTAGACATCTTGGCCTACTATGCGACTGGATGACCCGTGTTGGTAAACTAATGTCTGTTGATCGTTATGGCATTAATAAGCAGGACATTGGCCCATTAGCAAAGGCATCCTTTGAAGAGACTGAAAAGATTCTACTCAAAGCAGCAATCTTTGGTGAGGTTGACCCCATAACAGGTGTATCCGCAAACATTATGACAGGCCAGCCAATTCGTGGAGGAACTACATTCTCAGAGATTCTACTTGATGAAAATGCACTCTTAAGACTCCAAGAAGGGCTTCCTCCATATGAAGAAGATACAGAAGAAGATATTGATCAACCTACAGATGCACAGATCGAATCAGAATTATATGAATCTAGAGAAGATAAATGTGCAACTACCAATATACGTATGAATGTAGTCATGCCTCAAGAAACAGTTATGGTAGATGAACCCGATGTAGGATTTACAACTATTGAGGAAGATGATGAATAATATAGGGTCTAAATAATAATGAGGGATTATATATATGGACCCTAGCATATATAAATATCCCTGGAAGGAATTACAATATTTTAAATCATATGGGGCACCAAAAGATATAATTTTTAAAGAATTTGAAAGTGCTATACCAAGTTATTTAATAGCAAAAAAAGAAGAAATAAATATATATGAGTTAGAACACAAATGGGAATTAGCAAAGAAGTTAGCAAACCCTTATGAGATGATATATACACAAGAAGAAAAATTTCCTCACCCTAATATTAGTTTATTAAGACCATTGAGTCGCAGTTATTTTAAAATGATAGAAATATTAAATATAAGTTCTTTTTTAAAGGATATACTAAAAGATGTACAGTATTTACGTTCTGCTCATTTGGCAGAAGGTCCTGGTGGATTTATACAGGCATTTATTGATATTGTAGAGGGGTCAAGGCGTAAGGTTAAAAAGATTTATGCAATGACATTAAAATCTGATAAACCTCATATACCAGGATGGAAAAAAGCCTCTTATTTCATTAAAAAATATAGTTCAATATTAGATATATCTTATGGTAAGGACGATACTGGCTGTATGTATGTAAAAGAAAATCAAGATGCATTTATTCAACGTGTCGAACAAAAGGTCCATTTATTTACAGCAGATGGTGGATTTGATTTTAGTATTGATTACCCTCAACAGGAAAAACAAATTTTTGAGCTATTAGTATGTAGTTTTATTGTTGGATTTCAAGTATTAAATATTGGCGGAACGTGTGTTGTAAAATGTTTTGATACATATTCAAATTCAACACAGGTATTACTAAGTTTATGTGGAAGTTGTTTTAAAGAATATATTATTTACAAGCCAGCAACAAGTCGTCCATGCAATTCTGAAAGATACTTTATTGGAAAGGGGTTCAAAGGTTCAAGTACATGTATTGATCAGTTATATAAAATACGAAATAATTTATATACAAATTTGTATCCACAAGCAGATATAAATCCAAAAGAAAAGGAATACTTTGACCATATTTCAAATGCATATGAATATTTACAAATGAAATGTATTGATACTGCAAAAGAGTATGCAGTAAATCCAAAATTATATGTTCATGTTTATAAAGATCATTTTGAAAAATCATTAAAATATTGTAATGATTTTAAAATACCTACAAAACATACTGTGGCAAAAGAGCTTACTTGGGCTGAATGTAGTTTTTCATCAAATGCGTTCCAACCTGAACAGAAGCATCATGCTGAGTAAGATGACTTGACGACATTTTATCTAACATTTTAAGCATTGTTTCTAATGTATCCTCATTATATCCTTCTTCACCGGATACCATTAAAAATAAATGGGGAAAATCTCTTACAAAATCTGGAACACATAATTTTAATTCCTCTTGACTCTTTCCTTCTTGTTTATACATATTTACTTTTTTTATTTGAGCCCGTATATAAATAGCACGTTCACGTGCCTCTTCTACTTTTAATGGAGGAGGTGGGGGTTCTTCACGAAGTCTTCGAGTTGGCATCTGTTTGCTGCGCATTAAAATCTTTTTAAAAAACAACGCACATATCAGAATGGATACACTTACAGATGATGTAAAAATAAAAATGTTTCGTAAAGTTTTACATGATATTAAAGTAAATGTATTAAATCGTTTAACATATGCTACTCAAGATACAGGAATCTTAACAAAAGTATCAAAACGTCTAATACAGTTTTATACTCTTTTAAAGCCACTAGTAGAAAATGAAATTATGTTAGATGATATAGAAATCGATGAAATAAAAACATTATTTACACCAACACTTGGAACAAATATAAGGTCAAATTATTATGAAAATGAATTAAAATATTATTTAAAAAGAGATTTAATTGATTTTCCATTTACATTAGATATTATTGAAATTGATACACACAATGATAATGAACATTATGAAGACCCTATTATTGTTGAAAACAATTTAGACTTAACTAATTAGATGACAGCTAAGACAAAACGTCGTTTAGCACCAAGTATTAATAGTCTACGTCACAGTGCATGCCCTCCAGGGATGATACTTCGTGCACCGTACACGCGTAAATATTCTACGGCTATTATTCAAGAAGGTTTTACACGAAAAAATAAATCGGGTAAAACTGTACATATAAATCCATCAAAAAAAAACGTAGTTCATGTAAAAGCAAAATGTATTAAAGATACAGGTAAGCCCGGCAAAGGGGAAAAGCTAATTGGTGTATTAAAAAAGGGAGAGCTGCATAAATATGGATATAGTATTTATAATGAAGGTACAATGAATCATAAATCAGAAAGTGAAAGACATGAAGCTTTAAAAAAAGCAGTAAATGTTTACGGAGCATTGAATGTATATAGGAAGCTAGATGCAGTTGCAAAATTAACTGTCCGAACAATTCCCGAAGTATCTAAAATTTATACAAAGGACCGTGATTGGGTCCATTCTACTTTTGGAAATAACTCTTTTTAAAAAATAGCATTAAAGAAGAAGATGAAGAGTCGCAATCTTATAGTTTTAGGTATTATTGTATTACTTTTTATAAGTATAGTTGGCCTACAATTTTTTCCACTGGGCTTAAGTGGTAAACAGGGATTTGTAGATGGTGCATCATGTAAGGCAGGTAAAACACTCACAGGATCTAACATTCAAGGCTTCAGAAATCGTGCAGATGCTGCTGATTTAAAGGCGTCGCGTGCTGCTGCTGGACTAGCGGAGGCCTTTAATGAAGGATTTGCAGTACAAGTTGGAATACCAAAACCAATCAAGGCACCCAATATAACTGCTTCGGCACCAATGCCTACTCAACCAGCCATGCCTACTCAACCACCAATGCCTACTCAACCACCAATGCCTACTCAACCAACCATGCCTACTCAACCAACCATGCCTACTCAACCAACCATGCCTACTCAACCAACCATGCCTACTCAACCACCAATGCCTACTCAACCAACCATGCCTACTCAACCAACAATGCATACT